AATGCTCATCTCCGGGATCTCAGAGGGTTCGGGGAGTTTCGGGGGCTCTGGCATCTCAGGGAATGCCATTTGTGTCTCGAAAACGGGAAACTCCAGCGCAGATATCGTTTCTTCGAACGCAGGGAGCTCTGTACGGGCTTCTACGGGGATGCTCATCTCTGGGATCTCAGGCGGGAGCATCGAAATGCTCATCTCCGGGATCTCAGAGGGTTCGGGGAGTTTCGGGGGCTCTGGCATCTCAGGAAATGCCATTTGTGTCTCGAAAACGGGAAATTCCAGCGCCGATATCGTTTCTTCGAACGTAGGGAGCTCTGTACGGGCTTCTACGGCTACCTGGGGGCTCAGGGTATCAATATTCTCGTTAAACCCCTCTGTGAGCCCCATAGCCATGTTTTCGCCTATGCTGGCAAACACTTCCGAAGGGCTCTTAATCCCGAGCAACGCTTTTATGGATCCCACCAGCCCATTAAACATTTCGACAACGCCAGACTTAAAAGACGCCCAGGCGGCTGTAATCCCCTTCTGGATCCCTGCGATAATATCTTTCCCCGCCTGTAGCAGCTGCGGGACAAGATTCCCAAGTCCGAATAGCAGCGCTTTTCCCAGCGTGATCATCAGGTCAATGCCACACTGAAAAATTAACGGTAGAGCGTCCAGAAGAGCCAAAGACGCTGCCATAATGATTTCCGGCACCATCTTGATTAATTCCGGCAGGTTCGTAACTATCCCGGTAATTATCATGGGGATGATCTCTGTCGCAGCCGTCAAGATCATGGGGATGGCGGTTACCAGCGCATTAACCAGCGCCATGATTATTTTAGGGACCGACTCTATAAGGATGGGCAAAGCTGAGAGGATCCCGGTTATCAGACCGATTAAGAGCTGGATCCCCGCATCCAAAATAAGCGGAAGGTTATCAATAATGGTGGTGATTAAATCCATTACGAGCTGGACGAGCATCGGGATCATGGTGGGCAATCCTGCCGCCAGCCCCGTAATTAACGTTACTACCATTTGGATCCCTGCCTGCAGCAGCATTGGCAAATTCGTAACCAGAAAACTAATTACCGTGGTAATGATACTAATGGCAGCTTTCATAATAGCGGGGAGGTTCGCTACGATCCCCTGAATGAGAGCCTGGACAATTCCGAGCCCAAGATTAATGAGCTCCGGCAATCTCGTGGCGATATCCGAAACTATCTCCCCTAATACTCCACCCAACCCGGAAGCCAGCGCAGCGGTATCTCCGTCAGCGGAGGCGACAACCTCACTGATGGAAGTGGCATATCCCTGAGCTGAGGTAACGAGTTCTCCAAATATTGGGACAAAAGCGCTGGACAGCGTACCAGTAACTCCGGTCACGCTGGATTTCAAAGCATCGATTTGATCCTGCAGCTCAGCGGCTCCGTTTACAGTATCTTCGCTCATGACCGCACCGGAAGATCTCGCCTGCGCCTCCATAGCTGCCAGCTCTGCAGTGCTGGTATTTAGCAGGGGAGCCAGTTCCATAGCGGAACGACCAAAAAGATCCATCGCCATGGCGTTGCGTTCTGTTTCATTTGGTATGGCGCTTAATGCTGCGAATACTTCTTGCTGCACAGTCGTAGCGTCTCGCAAGGATCCATCTGCGTTAGTTACCGAAACCCCCAAAGCAGCAAAGGCTTTAACCTGTGCTTCGGTACCCTCTTGTGCAGCGCCCATGTTCCGGGTAAGGAACGCCAGAGAGCCCGTCATTGTTTCAACACTCACCCCCACTTGTGAGCCGATATAAGACATGATCTGCAGGCGCTCTACGCCTATTCCCGTTTTTGCTGAGAGCTCTGCCAGCTCATCAGCGGCTTTCGCGGAGCTGAGTACCATGCCTGTTAAAGCCGAAGCTGCAGCAAGACCTGCGCCAGCAACGGCGGCACCCACTTTCAGCATCCCGGCACCGATCCTGCCTGCGCTGCCTGTGGTGGTTTTTTCTGCTTCGCCTAAGCCGCCTGTTAATTCGGAGGCGTCAAGACCCAGAGCTACCGCCAGACTCATTATCGTGCTGCCCATCTATATCCTTTCGTAAATCCTCGCCGCCTAATGCTATTGTCATCATGGAGGCGAATTGTAATTGCTCTCCCAGGCTCTGCTCTCGTTTTGAAAATTTAGGCATAAAGTCAGCTGGCTTGTACGCTTTACCGCCTTTATGCCTGTTTACGTTAGCTATCGTGGAAGCGGTTATGGCATGACCCATAAAATCCGCATCGCTCCCGAATGGTTCTATATTGTAAAAAGCTATCCATTCCGAAAGTTCCCGGCTTGAAATTCTCGCTAACAGATCTGCTACAGTGGTACCGAGCGCCAGCGCTAGCCGGAAGTAGAATCTCCTAAAGGGTTTTTTTCGAGCTCCTGAGTGAGCTCTTCCATGTCATCTGGCGTTAAAGCGGATAGCTTTTGAGCGACCTTAAAAACCCGTTGCAGAGCCGAAGCGGATTTAACGCCCAGAGCTTTTACATCTGCCTCGGAGAAAAGAAGAGTACCCTCTTCATCACAAATTGTCAGGGCTGCGAGTTTGGCACGCACGTTCTGCATGTCCAGCGTTTGCTGCTTTCCCCGGAGCCCCACTATCGAGGTTTCAAATTTATCTCGCTCAGCGCCCGTCATTCCCTTAACGAAGACGCTGCCCCCCCATTCGGGTACGTTCACCTCTTTTATCTTAATATCCTTAACTTCGAGGATCTCGGAGCGGGTCAGTTTCATTTTCAATCCTTATGCGAGAGTCGGGGCACCAGTCAGCTTTAATTTCACCGTGGCGGTTAGAGCTCCGTCAACGGGGGCTGATGGTTCAAACCCGACCACGCAGGCGTTAAATGTCCAGGTCACCGTAGCGGAAGACGGGAAAACGATAGAGTACGCGGTAGCGGTTTTTTGAACCAGATCATAAAGCAACCCGCCAGAGGCGTATTTATGGGTAGCGGCATTTGGATCATAGACAAGATCCAAACTCACCTCTCCGCTCCGAAGGATCGTTCCTACCACTTCCTCCCATCCTGCGCCGGAGTCGTGGGCGGTAACGTCTGCGGTGTCCAGCGACAGCCCCGGTCCCGAAACGTTTGAGACTTGGGCTATCGTTGTGGCTCCCCTTTTAAACAGGGTTCCGAATGCTGAATATTTTGCCATGTTTCATCTCCTATACTAATACGGGAATGCCATCTATCTTGAGTTTGACAGTGGAAGTCAGAGCGCCATCCACCGGGGCGCCTGGTTCGTAGCTTATGATATAACACGGGAACGACCAGACATACGAACCGGGAAACGTGATTTTGGCGTAGCTGTATTTCTTGATTTCCAGCCGATCTCCGAGCCCATCTGTTGAGAAGCTCTGCGAGGCGGCATTGGGATCGTAAACAAGATCCAACGAAACTTCCCCGGAACGCAGGATACTCCAGACAACTTCCTCCCATCCCCCCGCACTATCATGGGTAGTTACGTCCACGGTGTCCAGGGCAAGACCGGGACCGCTTATGTTCGTCAGATAGGCTACCGTAACATAATCCACGGCTGCTACAATTTCATCTGAGGTGGCGTCATCCGTGAGCCCGGTACAGGTCTGGTTTGAAACCGCCATATTCAGGTTAGCGATACTCGCTGCAGGGATGAGCCTGGTAAGCGTAACCAGGGCACCAGAGCCCCCTACCAAAAACATGGCGGTAATATTCGCCACTGCCGTAAGCGCAGTTCTCATCTTGGTTGCCACGGTGTCGGGGGTGTCCGTTATTAAAACAGCGAAGTCTGTAGTGATTGGGGAGCCTGTCATCCCCGTAGCGGTGGTAATGCATCTGGCGTTACCGGATCCCGTGATGGTTCCTACGATAGTGGCTTGCTCCACCTGCCGGGTTCCCACTGCCAGAGCCGCTCCAAAAGCTGATATTTTTGCCATAATTTATGCTCCTTTTGCCTGCGCCCAAACGGGGCTTGTCAAGTTTTATTCTAACTGCCAAATAATATACTCGCAGCGTACGCGGTAGATGTCTGTTTCTGGATCATATTCCAAAACCTCTTCTTCCGCTAGTGCTGCTTGGATCGAAATACAGCCGGCTCCCAGAGAACCAACTTTCCCATTTAGAGCCGTCCGGATGGCATCTGCAACGGCTTTTACCGAAGCCTCCGAAGCTCCCCATACGTCTATCTGAAAACGGGGACGGGCAAGCATCCCGGAGGATCCACTTTCATCATGCGTATGGATCCGGGGAGTGCTGATCCGTTGTTTCGTGATACAGGGAAAAGTAGATCCCTGTTTAACTCTGCTGCCCCATACGCGAGTACCGACAAGAGCGGTGATACCCGCAGTCGCAAGGAAAAAAGTGGTTAAGCCTTCCTCTATCGTTGTACTCATACCGTCAGGTTTGCCTCAACACCTTTTTTAATCTGGAATGCGATAGCCTGATTAACTTTATCTATATTCTCATCCAAAGCAGGGCGCAGGTAGGGGCGTGCTGGAATATGCACCATGTTAGCGAATATCCGTTCTCCCTCAGCGTTTACCCATGAAAGCATTTTGGCGGTCACGGGTTTTATTACGCCTCCCAGCTCCTGGATCCTGCCATAGATCACGGACGGTCCAACATGCACCAGACAGCTATTAGATCCACGGGAAACGACAACGGTATGAATTGAGCCGCCCAAACCAGCGCCGCCCATTGACTTGCTGCTAAAGGTTTTTTCAACGTTCACTTTTGCAGCGCCTTCCACGACTTGACCACCTGCCATCAATGCTTTTTCCAGCGTCTCGCCTTTCAACCCGGCAATAACTTTGGGGAAGTAGTTAAAAATAATAGTGGGCTCGCTCATGTTTCAATTCTCCTGAGCGCCAGCCGGATCCCCGAGGATCCCCGCTGGATAGGTGCCACGATTTCAAATACAAGGGGGCTGGCGAGAAGCTCCCCGTAACGATGGGTGATCTTGTATCTGTCGCCAACCGTAGGGGTGGCGGTGATGGGGAGCCTGAGAGTAGCGTCATAAGTGGTAACGGTTAGATCTGTTCCCCGTCTTTCACTGCCGGGACGCATGTCCAGACCGCATGCACCGGGAGCCCCGTCAGTGAAAGTCTCTATGCTTTGACCATACGAGTCCTCTTGCTGCAAACGGGTCTGGATTAAACCCGTATCCAGCAGGTGATCTACTTGCGCCTGCCGCATGTCCAGAAGCTCATCTGCGGTAAATTGTCGTAGGGTCATCTTCCAGCTCTCTTTCGAATAGCGGAGTTTAGCTCTTCGTTGCTGGCGGGTTCAAAATCAATAATTTTAATGTCGTGATCTTTCAACCATTTTTTAGCCTGAGGCGGGGTAAAAACCTTTCGGTCAAAACGGTATGCCTGGATCTCGCTCTCGCCTTTCAGGATCCCGAAAATAGCATCTATGCCAGGGGCAATGTTTTTACGGGCAAACGATTCATATTGCCCCGGATCCTTAACTCTGGCAGCGTGTTCGGCAGGGTAGGGCATTTAATCATCCGGCTCTGGCAGGTTACCGATCCAGGGGTAGTGTTCTGGATTTAATTCACGGGGATGTTTTCGCAGGGTGGCTGTTGTTGGAGCTCTGCGGGATCTGTAATACTTCGCCCTCTGTACCATGTGGAGATATGCCTGAGAGCGGGTATAGTTTCCACCGTCAGCGGAAAAGTCGTATT